GCTTTCTTCTGGACCGCTGTCCACAGCTGGTCTGATACGCGGATAGTACGCGTAGGGGTCTTAGGCGAGTTAGGCATCCTATAAGTGTACATGCCCAACGATAATCGTTGGGTGTAAAGCTCTCCCCCAAGGACTCGAACCTCGATAGGCGGAACCAGAATCCGCAGTCTTGCCAATTAGACGAAGGGAGATTGGAGCGGTTGACGAGGCTCGAACTCGCGACCTGCACCTTGGCAAGGTGCCGCTCTACCAACTGAGCTACAACCGCATCGCTGCCCCACCTGGACTCGAACCAGGGACACTCGCATTAACAGTGCGATGCTCTGCCAACTGAGCTATGGGGCATTAGACGTTAGATGACTGGAGGTAAGCCTTAAGGCTTCCTACAGACATTGACACCTTAGTTTCATCATTATCTACGCCTTCACCATCCATGATGGCGTTAGCAATAGAACTCTTCTGTTGTAGGGCTTCCCACTGACGTTCCTCAACGGACCCTGAGATAACTATATCTTGAATTACGATAGAGGGCCAGGTTGAGGATGCCCTCTTAATACGGCCGTTACGCTGTGTGGCTGTGCCTGATGACCACGGCAGGTCATAGTTAACCAACATGTTGGCTGCAGGTAGGTCTACCCCGTAACCACAAGCATCGGAAGAAATAAGAACACGAACACTAGGGTCGTTATTAAAAGCAACCTTGTTATCTTCTTTAGTTTTAGCATCTAACTTCCCTGAGTATAGTCGGCACTGCTCTGGCCCTAAAGCCGCGGCAATCTTGTCAAGCATGTCTACATAGGTAGCAAATATAACTACTTTGTTTTCTTGATTCTGCTCCAAGAAGTCTTTAACGTACTGAGTAAGATAGTCAAGCTTAGGCGAGTTATTAACACTATCAAGAAGACCCCCATCAACCAGTTCAGTGACATAAGCAGAACCCTCTCCATTCATTTGTTTAAACTTAGCTGCACTACTACGTAGTAGTTCGGGGTGAGAACAGAGCATCTTTAATGCTCCAATCTTAGACATAATCTTACCGCGCATCTCGTCCTCAGGGCCACCGCGACGGGACTCCATCCCATAGTGAGCCATAATATTAAAGTTAGAACCAAATAGGTCTTGAGCCTCGTCAAGGTCTGATAACAAGTCTTGTGATATACGTGTGTATAGTTTTGAGCAGGCTCTATCAAAGACAATCTTTACTGGGTCTTTGTGGATAGTGTCAGGTAAGTATGGGGCAACGTCTGGGTCTTTCTGCGCTTTACGTACAGAAGCCTCCTTCATCTTAGTGTGAAGGGTCGACAGGTTGCGGTAGTACTGGGGTGCTCCCCAAGAGTTTCTTACGATAAAAGCAGCATCAAAGATATCAAACCGACCAAGTACGCTGGCGTCAACGAACTGCATAATGCTATACAGCTCTTCAGGCTTACCATTTTCAATCGGAGTACCAGTGAGTGCAAATCTATATGGAGCATTGATTAACTTCTTTACTGCTCGGGAACGTTTGGATTTGAAGGACTTGATGGCTGTGGCTTCGTCAAGGATAACGAATCCTCTTGGTAAGTCTTTGATGGAATCCCAGTCGTTAACAACTTGCTCATAGTTAAGGATAATGTAATCAATCCCTGTATTCCGCCAGTCCATTGCTTCGGCGTATTGTTCTGCACGTTTCTTCGGCGTTCCATCAATAACCAAAGCCTTTGAAGTTCCACCTGTAAATTTCTCAATCTGTCCAGCCCACTGATATTTCAATGAGGATAGACAAATTATAAGACCAGGCTCCTTTACTTTCTTGTTATCCATCAACCTTTCTATGGCAGCGATGGTTAGGACAGTCTTGCCTAGTCCTAGGTCGTAGGCAACCAAAACCCTACCGCGCTCGCACATCTTGTCGACGGCTTCAGGTTGGTAGGGTAGTAGGGTGCCAGTAAATGTCACAGAGGTATCTCGTTAACTCTATCTTTAGACCAATGGATATAAGACCTAATATAAACAAGAGCGTAGGCAAGAGCAGAGAAGATAAAGCCATACTGGTCAGTAGTTAGAGCGTAACCAATCCATAAAACCTCGTTAAAAAGAAGCACTAGCCAGCCCCAGATAGTTTTACGTCCAACAAAGTAGATTCCTCCGACACCTATAACGGCAAGGACCCAGGACCCGTATTCCATAATCATATGTATGCCCTCATTCTTGTACTAATTAAAACCTTAAGGTCCTCAAGCGTACCATTATTAACAAATATCTGGTCAACTCTTTCCTCATCCATTGCAGTCTCTGATGCATGAGCATTTACTGGGATAATTCCACTGCGCTTTATGCGCCAAATCTGTGAGTTGTCATACTCCCTAATTGCCTTAGCTTCATTAGGGTATCTAACATCTGTTATAACAAAATTACCCTCAGGGCTTACCTGACGTAGCGCTTGTTGTACCCAGAACATGTCCCCAAAAGTTTTGCGAGCGCCAACCCCTAAGTTCTGTAGCATATTACGAACCTCTGGAAACGCGGTCTTTGCAACGTCCCAACCGTAGGCATCAACAGTGCTTTGCACTCTATAGCCGCCATCTTTAACTGCGGGATTCATCTGATATAGAAGTTCACGAATAGGGTCAGCAAAAGCCACTCTGGTATACCCATAGTTGCTAACAAGAATATTAGCTACAGAATCTTTTCCTGATTGTGCGTAGCCTGTCAATCCGATAATCATTAATGCTCCTCTGGACAACACTCTTTACATGCTCTTATTAAAGTAGGTGAGCCCCTTAAGGCTTCCCAATGGTCTGCAGTAGGTTTATCACAGAAAGAACAATACTTAGCTCGCTCTTTATTTTCTGCTGAGACCTTCTCTAGGTAGTCACGCAGAGGTCCTGCGTCCATCCACTTAGCACTGCTGCTCATGGCATATACCCTAGTATGTGTCTTGCGTTTTGCAAACCCCACTCAATCTCTTTGCGAGACATCCCGCCTACATCCTTTTGGTCGGTCTGTGCATAGTTAAAGAACCAGGAAGACATACCAATATCCATAGCCTTAAACCTTAACTCTTCTGTGCAAGACCTGCCCGCGTCGTCATTGTCTAAAGCAAATATAGGTCTAGTCGCTCCCCTAATCATGCTCCACTGAGTATGTGAAACGGCGCAACCGTAAGTAGAAACAGCACCCTGTATACCTAGGGAAGCTAGGCGAATAACATCTAAGGGAGACTCAACTACAATCATGTCTCCACCTTTGTAATGTTCATACCCAAACAAGGCTTCGCTTTTTTTAACACCTGTGGTGTTTCTAAAGAACCTAGTCTTGTGGCCCTTCTCTTGCCATCCTAGAAGCTTATTAGTAATCGGGTCTCTTATAGGGATAATCCAGTTGCTCTGATTATGGTTCCACTTCACCCCATATTTAGCTACTGCCTCAGGTAATAAACCTCTACTCAGGGAAATATCGTCGGGTACCTGTCTGAAAGCGTGAAGCATAGACTCATGAATAGGTGCGTACTCTTCTTGCTTAGGTTTCTCGCCTTCAATTAATTGCTTTATACGAGCAGCTAATCTAGTCACTGTTACATCTACATCTATCGTTGCATCGATAGTACCGCCTAAGTAACTAACTAGAGTCTGTAGGCCACCCTTCCAATCACAAGAGAAACAAATAAATAAACCAGTGTCCCCGTTAATCCAAAAGGATGGGTTGTTGTCTTCTTTTCCCGTACGTTCTTTGTGAGCAGGGCAGTTAAGTTGTATTTCGCTGTTCCTAATAGAGACAATCTTTAAACCCAGAAATTCTAGTGTGTCTTCAATGCTAGATGTCATTTACGTCAATCTCTCTAAAAGTACCTGTGCTCCAATCCCAGATAAGCGATATCTCCATACGTCCAGAGTTACGGCTTTCTAGCACCTTCAAGATACGAGTGTCGTCTACGTTTTCATCTTCACGCTGTAGACCAAAGATGACGTCAGCATCTTGGTGGAAGGATGATGAGTAACCAATTGAGTCAGCAGTTACTTGACCTTTACGCATCTTCCAGTTAAGAACCTGAGTTGTAATAACAACTGGCACCTTGTACTTCTGAGCCATACGTTTTAGAGAGCGGGTAATATTAGTAATAGCCTGTGGAGTGTTAGCTTCACCAGTCTGCTCGTCAATCATTAAATAAACACCGTCAATAAATACGATGTCTGGATGTAGCACCGACAACTTACTAGATATACCAGAGACTGTAGAGCCGTTGGCTGAGTCAACTAACCAGAATGGCTTACGCATGTTCTCCATAGAACGAAGCTTTGCTTGATACCGTGCTTCTTCTTCGTTATCTAGCAAACCATTGATAAGACGTGAGTGTGAGATACGCGCTCGCATAGCGTCATAACGAGTCTGCTGTTCGTGGTTACTCATTTCAAATGACTGGAACATAACTGACTTGTCCTGTAGGTGAACGTTCTGTGCAAACTGCAAAGCAACAGTTGACTTACCAGTCTTAGGTGGAGCAACAATTACAATCAACTGACCAGGCTGTAGACCACCCGTAACCTGGTCAACACTAGGGAACCCTGTTGCTGTTCCAAGTAACCCTGGGTTGTTTTTACGGAAGGTGTACTCGTCCCAACGCTTTTGTGGTTCATCAATAAGGTTTACATCGCTAGTCTTACCTAGCCCATCTTCTTCTAAACCAATGATGCCAGCTTGAACTATACGTAGACCTTCTTCGTGGTCTTTAGTAGAGCCGTATGTAGTAGCGGCAGACTCCAACATCTTTAAGAATGAAGAGGAACGGCGTGTAGCAACAACGCTGTCAATTAAATACTCTAGGGCGTCAGGGGACTCGTGCTGCTTCCATGATGGGAAGTTTTGAGTTACTACCTCAAGGCTTGGGCACTCTGCATACTTAGAGAAGTGGTCGCGTACAAAAACCCATACGCGTTTTACTTCACCATCTACAAACCATGCGTCTTTAACACCACGGTCGAATAATGGGGCGAGGTCGCGGCTCTCTAATACTTTACTTAATAGTCGTAGTTCGTTGTTCATTGTAAGTCAGCGAATGTCCTTCCCCAGTGTCCGTAACGTAAGAGGCGAGAGTCTACATCAACTACACCAACTACTTCAGGTCGATAGGGAAGTTCGCTGAGCAAGTGTTTGTCCGATTCATACGCCGTGTAGTATCTAAATGGGTTAGTACCCATGTTGTCAAGTGCATCCATAGTTTCAGATAAAGTTTCGTTATCTAACTCAAAGGATATAAGTTCCAGGGTAAAACCAGCCCTAGTTGTAAAAATATACAAATAGGACAAAGCATCACGTCTAAACTTTTTATTTACTTTTACGGATGGGATTACTAAAAGCTTACGCTTTACTGTCATCTCCACATCCATAATAATGTCTGTGGTAACTAATATCCTTCTGGGGAGTTCGTTACTGATATCCCCATTCTTCATTAAAAGACTTCTATCTTGCCGAAGTTTATTACAAACTCCCTGAAGGCTTCCTTTGATGAACGGGCATTACTGATATCGTCTTTGGACGCACGGCTAGAAAACTCTAGCGGGTAGTTGTCACCGCCGTTTGCTTTAATGCGTGCGCTTACAAACTTAATATGCTTGCAAGTATTGCGACCACGATAACCAGGGCAGGTGCAGTACAGCTTGTTACTATCGTCCACTGATACTTCATAGATACCAGGACCAGGTGACTGTGTTTGACTAAGAAACACTTGTACTAGTTTAGTTTCCATTACCTTGCTCATTCTCGTAGGTCTCCTTTGTTAGTAACCATTGGCAAATACATAAACGCTTCCTTAGCAAAACTCTCGGTAGCATCGCCGTAAAGACTACCCCAGTCGTCAAGACTGACGTTAGTGGTTACTATGGTTGGCAGTCCAAGATTGAACCGTGTACGTAGTACATGATGCAAAACGTTCTTCTGCCACCCACTTAAGCTAGCGTGCTCCTTGCCTACGTCATCAATCACTAGGACTCGGATGTTGTAGGAGTCGTGCGCCTCACCTAAGAGACCATAGTAGAGGACCTCCTCCCAGTCTGTCGGGCTATCCATCATGCGACCTGATAAAGCAAGCACATCATTAAAGGTCATAAAGTAACAAGGACGTATAAGAGTCAGCCCATCCTCTACGTCAAAGGCAGACGGGGGCGATAGCCTCATGATATCTTGGATGGTTGCAACAGCCACCGTTGATTTACCGCGGCCAGGCTTACCCGCAATCATTAGACCTTTGCCACAGTGTCTGCTACCAGAAGCTCTGACGTTAACACCTTGGTCTAGCAAACTAATCCAACCACGTATCTGTTCGATATCTTCTGGGTCGGTATCAACGCAGTCATCCAGTTCCCAACCAAGGCGTGCCTTAGGGATGTTGGAAGATTTAATCCACATCTTACGACGAACTTTTTGCTCTTCTACTTTGTACATTAGTCCAACCCTAACAGCTTTCGGTTCTTCGCTCGTGCAACGGCAACAGCATCTAGGTCCTCTGCCTTTACAGAACGCTTGGCTTCGCCAACCTTTGTCGGAGCCCAGTTTATAAAGCCCCAGAAGATTTCCTCTGGGTTATATAACTTAGTCTTATCAAACTTTTTTGTCGAGATGTAAGCATCAATAAGATATTTATCAATCTCACCGTTGGTGTCGTTGTCTATACGGAACAAGTCCATAGCCCTAACCAACTTAGGCCGTTGGGTTAACGCCACGTTCTCTACGTTCCAGATTAGCTTAACCTGTTCGGAGAAATGATTGACAACATCGGCTGGGGACCAGTCAACCACAGCGCGACTAGAACGGATACGCTGTCGGTCGCGGTAGTGCGCCTCTGATTGCTCCTTGCGCTCCTGCTTCTTGCGCTCCTTGTCCTTCTTCATCTCATCTGCTAAGTCATCTGGGTCTATTGGCGTTGAGCCCAAGCTCATGATTCCTCCTATGTTTTCTTTCCCGTTCAGTGCGGAACTCTGTTCCGCACTTTTGTTAACTGAATTAGCATATAAGCCATACTGCTCTTTGCTATATGGGATATCTGCTATATAGGTATTTGCTATATTGCTATTCAGTGATATGTAGATGCTGGTTTCACCGTTCGGTAAAACCGCTAACGGTTTCTTACCAGTCATCCAGTTATGGGCGTAGGCTACACCCTCTGGGGTAAGTTCCACTTTGTACCAGAATGTCCCTTTTGCTGTTTTACCGTTGGAAAGCCGTACAAGGCCTATAGAGGCCAGCTCAGCCAGGGCAGAGTCAATCTGTACACGACCTACCCCAAGCTCCTTAGAAAGGCCCTTAACGCCCTCTGGAGCCCCATAAACGGCTATCTCTAGGAGTACACCTAGAGTCTTAGGACTTAGGGCCACCTTGGGCCTTCCACTCCTCAATAAAGACTCGGGCGAAGACTCGGGCTATCGCTTCGACTCCCGCATAGATATCTTCAAGGTCTTCGGAGTCTTCTTCTTCTTCGTCGTACTCTTCGTCGTCGTCGTCGTCTTCTTCCTCGTCGACTTCTTCTTCCTCCTCATCGGTCTCCTCACTTTCTGTGACCATCTCAGCTTTGGGGAATAGGGTTGCCTCTGGCTCCTGAAGTGTTTCAGATGGAGTTATCTCTGATAGCCCATTAATCAGGTCATAGCACGGAATGTTAGCTTTTTTACAAGACGCCAATACTGCAAGCGAAGCTTCGTCACCATCATCCCAAAGAAGAAATGCGTACGCGTCTGCTCCAGCAACTATCTCTACAGATTTTTTAATTGGCTCATCATCATGAACTACTGATGCTGCAGGCATACTGCCTAAGTCAGCATCTGGCTTTGCAACCAGAACTATCTCTTTGTTTTTATCTTTAGCAAACTGTGCAACAAATACCTGTGATGGTGTTGCATGTTTTTCAATAGCGATTACAACAGTTCCGCCATCGCCTTTTGCGTAGTAATGGTCTTCCATTAACGCTTCAACGTTTTGTCTACTGGTGGCTCCTTTACCAGCCACTAGAACATAATATTTGCTCATAGGACCTCCTTAGGTCCCTATTACCCTATCACTAATCTCGGGCTGTGTTAACAACGGCTGGTTTATAGGTAGACACACGCTCAACAATTGCAAGGAGCGCTGCCCCCAGGAATGCCCCAGCTACTGTCCACAGGATGGCCTGCTTAGTAGTTGAAACTTCAACTAAATACACAGCTACGCCTGCAAATATAATTGAAAGTACGGCATTAATTACGGAAGTAGGTATAAAAATACTTAACACGTCTACTAGATTCCGCACTGTAGCCAGGAAGAACCCAGTAAAGCAACCAACGAGTATTAGCTCCAGCATGGGAGCATCATACTACGTCTTTGGCTGTGCTAGGTATAGGGCGTAGGTTGAGCCACTTACAAGCCAGTCATCTAGGGCACCTTTTGCAAGGCGGTCAGCGATAGCTACTCGGTTTCTGTAGTAGTGGCTACGGGCTAGGTTAGGGACTGAGCCCTCCCAGAACAACTCAGCAGTAGAGCCAAAGCCCTGGCTTCCATCAAAGTACCGAAGAACAAAGGGGCTGTTCTCAAACAAAGCATTATCTAATGCGATTGAGTCATTAACCGCACCATTAGTCCATAGGATAGAGACGCTTGCATAGGCCGCATTCTCAGGGGCAACGGATGTCGTGTTGATTCTTGACCAGTCAGTGGAGCTATTAATTGTTACAAGGTCAGCTAAGTTACTAGAGATAGCAGTCTTAGTGCTGTCATACCAGTAGATGACTGGGCGCACAGTTGGGGCAACGGTTCCAGTAACGCGTCTTACATACACACTAAAGGTGTAGTTAGTAGACGGATAATGAATGTCCATGTAGTTAGCGGAAGATGCTGCCGCTCGAACTTCTGTATTTCCAGTTGCAGGCTTAGTTACTAAACAAGAGCTTCCAGCTTTAGCAATCGTTCCTGCATCAGAAGTAAACGCAACAGTTGCGGTTGGGCTTACTGTGTAACTAATTGTAAAATCTGTAACTGCAGTAATAGTCTTCACACCGTTGTACGCTGCAGGCAACCCTGCTACTACAACAACATCATTAACTTTATAAGCGTGAACTGTTGTCAAAGAAATTTCTGCAGTTCCACCAGTCTGTTGATAACCTTCAATAATTAGTAGGTCATCAATAGGGTCGGTTTGAGCACTTGAAGCTGTTGGTGTTCCATTTGTAAAACCCCAAGGTGCAAAGCTATTTGCACTATTAAAGGTTGGGTTTTTAATTTCATTAATGCGGCTAGCCTTCATAGTGATGTGCACCTGGCGAGCCTCATCAAAGTCTGTAACAGCTCCAGCCTTTTCAAACTGCGCTGCGTCAAAGTAGTGACGCTCACCGCTGTTGGCATTAGCAACGTTAGATACAGCAATAGTAGGAGCGGCGTAATACGACTCCTGAACACGATTAACAGTGGCTAGGAAGCCAGAGCCACCTGCGCTACCTATAGATGTTCTATCAAAAGAGAATATGGTTGTGGTATCTGAGCCTTTGCCACCGTTAACAATAGACACAGAAGAAACTGACCCACCAGAGATAGCAATGTTTGCTCTTGGTGCTGTTGTAAACACCTTGCCGCTAACTCTAGTTAATGGAATGTTTGTATAAACGCCATCGGTATATCCAGAGCCTGCAGTAGCAAAGAAAGGATTTAACGTAATGTTGCAGGGACCTGGGGCAGTTACCACCGCTCTTGTAGATAGGGCTCCTGTGGCATTTGTTGCAGGGTTACCTGTAGTAGTAGACATAAATGTTCCGAAACGGTCGTACCAACTTATTCCTGCTGTAAAACTTTTTGCTGCTGATAGGGCTGCGCTATAAACGCTAAAGGTATAAGTGTCTCCAGAAATAATAGGGATACCCAAAGTTCTTGGTGACGTGCTTCCACAGGAGATGGTAACAACTTGCGGGGAACCTGTTGAGTTTGCAACAGATAGAATACCTTTTCGTTTATTTGGGTATAGCGCAGGGGTTGTAGGTTCCGCATAAGGGGTTGGGTATGGAAGAACTGTTGGGTAGGCATCTGCCTCTTTATTAAATGCGTCAATTAAAGCAATGTCTGGACTAGAAACAATAATTTCTATGTAGCTAAGTGGGTCAATACCTGTAATATCTACAGGAGTGCTGGAGTTGTAACCAGGAGACTTAAATCCACTAATAGTGATTTTATCTCCAATCTTGTAGCCGTGAGCTCCTACAATCATACGAAGGTTGTTATTATTAACTTGGTATTTGGTAACAGACTTTGCACCTAGTTGGGATAAAGATGCTGTGCTATCTGGAGTTGTCCAATGTCCAATACCTTCTTCAAATGAAGAGTCGTTGTAATCCAACATCAGGTTGTGACTTACCTGTAGACCTTCAAGTGTTGGGTTAGGGGTTCCCTCAACAGGCGACGGGCAAGCCCATCCTGTAAATCCTTTTATGTATTCTCGTAGACCTTGTGATGAGCCCTTTTCTTTTGTTAGCTGAACAGAGTCTCTAACAAGGATACGAGACTGTTGGAAACCAATCTCTGGCTCGTACTTAAGTCCAAACTGATTTAACAGCAGGGGAATAGAGGTTGCTGAAATTCTTTCAAAGTTATAACGGTCTGTAATAATTTCAGCTAGCGCCCTTGTGTGGTCTAGCTCATAGGCAAATAGGGATAGAAAATTATATAAATCATTGTTATCTGTAGCTTCAGATGCAATGTAGGGTGTTGTTAGCTTATAAATCTGTGGCAAGTAGTTGTACATCTTGTCAGCTGTGCCGTAGTTTTTTACTGACATACCTGACATTCGCCCAGCTAATACCCAAGAAAGTTGTACAGAGTCAAATACAAAAATAGAATAGAAGAAGACCTTTGACTCTGTATTTGTAAGAGAGGTTTTATCTATATAGAACTGAGGGTCTGCTCGTCTAGTGGTTTCAAATACATTATCCCCATCGGTTACGTTTACGGGGAATCCATAGGGGCTTCTTACCAAACGCAACTTAACCCACGCACCTACTGGGCTTGTCCAAAATAGGGTTAACTGGTTATACCCAGAGGACAAAGCAAAGACGGGGTTAGCGTCATAATTAAGAGCGTTATCACTACCATAGTAACTTAGAGGGAAGCTTAACGCGCTGTAGTAATCAAGACCATACCGTGCCATTAACTAATGCCTCCGCTTGTTGTTAGGTCTATCCCTACAACGGTGGTTACTCCAGCAACCTTGGTTGTTTCTAGCTGAGGAAGTTCATTAACTGAACAGACAATGTCTTTTACAGATAATAGAGATACCTTTCCAACAGGGGATACGGCAGCCGTAGGGACGTTTGTACTAATAACCGCGTAGTTAAAAGTAGTAGGGGCTACAGCAGTAACAACAAAGGTTCCATCAAAAGGAGCAGTAACACCACTTACCAATACAGTCTCTCCAACTTGAAGGTTGTGAGTTGCTGTAGTTGTAAGAGTAGCTACGTTATTTAGTAGAACCTTGTTATTGATGCTCCATACCTTGTCTTCATCTTTTCTAATCATCTTACTCATAGACACGCGAGAAACGCCATCTACTTCTTTGATGACTCCTAAAACGTCTGCCGTAGTTATGCGGTCATTAAAAGATACGTTATCAAAATCAAATAGCTCAGCAATAGCCTCTTGAATTGAAGACGTTACCTGGGCATTTCTAAACTGTGGCAATACCACACACTCTAGTTTAAGTCTTACGTCTACGTAAGCAGGTGGCTGAAGTGTGATTGAAGTTCCTGGAGGTGTCTTATCTTCAAAGAACTTACCAATATCAACTGCTAAGTTATTAAATACATCTGATGCTGTCTGTCCGTCTGCCTGTAATCCAGAGTCACCGAACGGTGCAATAAAGATAGTTACACTGCTGTACACATCTGAGATAGAGTTTGCCTTTGCAACGTTTGGTACTTGAATAGCGATATTAGAGTAGTCAGACAACGACACAGCGCGGTTAAGTGCTCTAACGCTTCTAGGGGCGTTGATACGAATAGAGTCTGTGGTCTCTGGGTCTGCCCCACCTGAGGCGGCACCAGAGGTCTGTCCAACATCTTGGTTGCTTACAGTAAGGCCAATAGTGGAATTGGTTTTAATAAACTTAATAGTATTGGCTGCAACGTTACCAAATTTTCCGCCGCCAATTCTGTACGTAGCTCTAATTGAAGCCTGGTTTGCTGGGATGCGACCACTGATGCCGTCACCAAATTGAACATAGGTTGTTCCTTCAGCATCTGTAAAGGTAGTAAAAACTGGGTCGTAATCTTGGTAGTCAATTAAAAACGGTACGTAAGAGTACTTAACTCCAGATACATCTATCTCAATACTTCCCGCAATTACTGGAGATTCTGGAAGCGGGTAGAACTGGTTAGCTGCACCACCAGATACGCCTATCTCCCCCTCATCAGGACGTGTTACTGGGTCATACCCAACAGTCTCACCTTGGGTAGCAGTTACTGTAATAGAACCATTAACTGTTGATACCTTCGCAGGCACGACAACTGCGCTATCAGTTTCAAAAATAATTTGGGTTGTAGAGCCGCTGTTAACAACGGTAGTCGATACCTGTGTTCTTTTTGGTACGGTAATAGTGTTGGCTGTTGAATTTTGAAAAGTCAATAGAACTTTTGCAGCAGTAGATTCTGTAGGCGTATACCCAAGAAGTCTTGCAATTTTTAAAACGTTATCTCTTTGACTAGAGGTGGTGATAAAAGCTTCATTTAAAGAGCGGTCAATATAGTAGTTAAGCTGGTCACCCATATATGCAAACAGCTCAATTAAGGTCATGCCAAAGTCTGCGGGGTCGCGGTTAGTCCAGTTAGGTGCAAAGTATGGGATGAGAGCTGCCATCTCTTCTTTGAGGGATAGGTAGTCACGAGAGGTGTAATCTACTTGTGGAACATAGTTTTCATTTGCCATTATCTGACCTCCTGTATGACCTCTCCAGCTCTGGAGAATATCTTAGTTTTTATACTTAAAGATTCTGTTAGTGTCTGTTGGGACTTTCTATATTTAATATCTAACTCTAAGGTTCCACCACTATCTAGGTTTGGGACTGCTTCTATAAACTCTAAGTAAGGAAAGAACTCTGTAAAACATGCGGCTACTGCCTCAGTAGCAACTGCTATGGCAGTATTTTCATCTTCAAATAGTGTCTCATAAACTGCGCTTCCAAAGCTTGGGCGCATCACCCTCTCGCCTGGACGGCTCATGATTGCTAGCACGAGCCTGTCCTGGATAATCGTTTTTTCATCGTTTGTATAGGATAGTTCCCCCGCTGAATTAAAAGAAAACGGCAGCGCTATAGCTCTCTCTATCACAGTTCTACTCCCATCCATACTGGAAAGTTAGGGTCCCCACCCTCAAACATAACCCACACTTTTTGTCCTAGCTTAGGTACTAGTCTATGCGGTGAGTGCTCGGCTGTACTGGCAATCTCTTGTTCTTGGTCGTCATTCCACTTGTTATCTGCGTTTTCAGTGTCCACGTGTTCGTGGTCTAAGTTCCACGTAGTGTCAGGGCTCTTACCTGTGTGGTTGTTGGTATGAGCATCATGGGCAAGGCTAACGGTTACGGTATGAGTGTGAGAACCAAAGGTACCAACAGTTGCACCGCTTGTTGTAATAGTTTCTGAGTGAGTAGCGTGAGTAGCATGAGCCTGTAGAAGGGCTGCAACCTCAGAAGCTAAGTGCTTTTTATGGTCAGGGTGGTTACTGTTAGATGTAACAGGGAGGCAGGCTCTAGCCCAACCAGTCTCTGACTGACCTAAAACCTGAGGCACTTGTAGTCGGATTCGATTATCGTTCTCATCGTCCTTAACGTCTACGCATATTCCTAGGTAGATTCCATAAAATCTTTTATCGTCTATCATCGAACGGCGTTGCTCCTTACCCTGTTAGCCACGGTAGGTGACTTAATCTTCTTAGGGGTAAAGGTTACCCTAGTAGTTTTTTTATCAGCAACCCAGGTAGAAGGTTGTTTAGTTTTTGCTGTGACTTTTTGTCGGTTGCCAATTTTTCCAAAGCTTCCTTTATTTTGAGCACCACTTTTACGGGCTGAACTCTTTATAAGAGGCTTGCTAGTCTTTGGTTTACCAGAGGCCACACCAGGTTTTATCTTTCTTTTTGGGCTTCCAGGTACTGCAATCTCTAGTCCAGCCACGCCGTTTACAGAGCCAAGAGAGTCAGTGCCTACAACAATGTTAGTAACATAGGTCGGTACATTTCTTTCAGTCTCAATCATTACGTGTTCTGTAGATAAAATTGTCCAATAGCCAGAGTAGGTAGCCCCAATCCCCGCTAGGTATACAGGCATATTAGGTCTCAAGGTGGGGTCACCAAGCACACTAGCAGTACCTCTGTATGGAAAAGAGTTCCTAGCCTCAGCTGCTTCTGCTTCATACGTTGCAATCTGAGAGTTAGGCGCTACAACTAAAGAGTTAAAACGGTCAAAGAACTCGTCTTGGCGTTTTGTTTTTGTAGTCTTATTTCTCTTTTGTTTAGTTTGAGCCATAGCAGCTTTAGAAAATCTGTCTACACCACTAATAGCTACAGCGGACTTCATCTCTCCGTCATACTCAATAGACTCACCAATAGAAGGTTGAAAGGCATATAAGGTAGAGCCAGTGGAATCACTAGCGTCTTTCATTATAAAGACCTTTGCCGCGTCCTTATATAACTCGTAGTCACTCAAGATAGGTTCAAAATAGATATCAGTGTTTTCTCCACGCAGGGTGTACCCAATCTGCTTTGCTAACCGCACTGCAAGTTGCCAGTCGGTATACCCAGCTTGAGATACCATTTCGTAAACTCTAGGGTGAGGCTTTCCTATAAAACGCAAACTGTGTTTAATACAAATTTCTTTTATAACTTGGTCCGCGGTGCAATCTCTATAGGTCTGTTGGGAAGCTTGCTTAAGGGGGAATGAACCACCTATACATACAACTTCTGTAAACATTTTGCCTGGAGTAGCGGATGGGGTAATGTGATGAATGTACCCAAAAAAATCTCTAGGTGTAGTGTTTGAGGACAGCTTAACTTCAATAGGAGTTCCTGGTCTAATCGATTCGTACTTAGGGTCCCAATCTTTAAACGTTAATACCAATAGCTCATGTTCATATGTTTTTTGCATGAGTACGGCTTTATACACAGACGTTGGGCCTTCAGGAGAGTCTGGAAAAGAAACACTTACAAATTTAAACACGTGGAATCCTCAGCACAGTTCCAGCTGGAATGTTAAGGATGTCTTTAATTTCAGGGTTATGGTCCAATATAATCCACCACATGCTTGAACGGTTGTAGTACTTATTACCTAGCTGGTCTAAGCGCTCCCCTTCTTTATATGTGTGCTCGTAGTAGGTAAGCGTTCCTATATCAGGAAAATCGTAAAAAACAATAGGATTCTCATCCCCGTTAGGGGTAGTAGAAACAAAGTCAACAAACGATGGCTCGTATCTAGAACCTAAATATATAGTCATGTTTCCTCCTAAACTACTGTAGAGCCAGCAAAGGCGTCACAGCTAAACGATACGGTTGTGCGTAAAGGAATCATGTCTTCTGTAAAGTAGGTGTGATTAATTGACATGTTTGTTATCCATCCAACAAAAGAAAGTTGCTGCTGAGCATTAGGGCCAAATCTGAAACCAAGAAGGCTTGGGGATAGGAATCCAATGTTAGCTGTCTTCTTAAGCATAAGGGTTGCCCACTCACCAGAGCCTTGATTAGCACCGTTTCCATTTAGGGCCTTGAACAAATACTCAAGGTCAGCCATGGTTCCAAACTTCATTAGGTCATTAATTTTTTCCATATTTACAGACCCAAGTGCAGAAGGGTAATAGCTCATAGCACTAGTTGGTATCTTGGAATACTTACTCTCTCTAACCTGTGGGCTGTTTGCGTTTACCTCTACAGCTTTTGGATGGTTCATTGAGTTTGCGTATGTATCCCCAGCCATACTTCTAAAAGCTGCAAAGTCATTTACACGGTCTAACATAATTTGAAATTGATAGGTCTCTTGCCCAGGGAAGGCACCAGCTACTGAACGGAATCGGTCAGCTGATGATGGGGTTACGTCCATGTTTCGTGCAATAGAAGACGAAATTGTTTCTGGGTTCCATAAGAATTGAAAACCATATTTATAGTTGTTTTCTTTTCCAGAGCCCTGCTTTAATAGTTTATTTTCTGCGTCTCCTTTGGCCTTCGCTTGTATCTGAGCTGCTGTCTCAATTACACCGCCGTCTTTGACAGCAGAAATATCGTTTCCGTTACTCCAGTGCCAAATAACACCTCTACGTAGTCGGTGGAAGTCACCTTCGTGATTGTTTTGTGCATGGTTTCCATCACCCTCATAGCCGTCTACACGTTGAGGTCTTACAGGAAGGCTCCACTTATGTGGCGGTAAGTTGTAGTCATAATCTCTTGGCGGAAATGATTTGTTAGGCCTTGTATCTGGGGTGTTATTACCTACCAAGTCACCATATTCTTTCACAGCTGTTTTCTCTAACGCTTTTCCAATAAGAGTTAGCCCTAGTCCAACACCGAGTCCAGGAAGGCCTCCGACTTTTACAACCCTACCTGCTCTACTAAGGGCGACACCAACAGCTTGACGGTTAAGTCCAGAGCCAGCAACCGTAGAGGCAGCCGCAGCAACAGCAACTGTGGGGGCTGCTGATGACGCAATACTTCCAGCTGTAGTTGCAGCAACGCTAGCGTTAGCTAGGTTGTTAATTCTTTTTAAAGAAGATGCAGTTTTAACTGTATCTTTTTTTACAGTAGCTTTCTTTTTTTGAAGTGCCTGTGGTGGAACAAAGTATGGCATTAGTTTTTAGCCGCCTTATCTAGAGTCTCTGAGTTTGATAGAGCCGCCTTTAGGGCTGCAATATTGTCTTGTGCGCTTCCGCCACCTGATAGGTTTACAGTCACACCACCATAGTTATACGTTGAAGAACCTACTTGCGATGTAGTTTTTAATGCAGGGCTTGACATAGAGGTAAAACCTTTTAGTAAATCTGACACTAAGTTTTTGTTACTTGTTCCATCTTGAGTAAACAACTTAGACCAACTAAACTTTGTATCATCTCCGCCCTTGCCCTTTGCTAAGGCAGAGGCAGAGGTGGACTTATCTGAGCCACCCTCACCTTCAGGATTGTTGTTACCAAGTACAGACTTAGTAGACCAAGAGCTCCAGTTATATCCCTTTTGAGACATATGATATGCAACACGGGCGTTAGTCTCTGGGTCAAAGAGGTCGTTTACTGAACCTAGTTTAAAAGATTTGCCGTCTGAACTTTTCCAAGACTTATTTAAGCGTTCATTCATAAGGTCGCCAAGCATGTTAATTTGAAATATACCGTAGGATAGGTCTCCACCATGTGGGTTAAATGCGTATGGGCGTCTACCAGATTCAGCGCCCGCAATCTTTAATGCGTTTGCTAATCCTTGTCCTTCAAATCCTGCTCTTTCTAAAACTTTCTTTAGCTCATCTGGGCTTAGCTGCTGTGCTCCAGAACCCTTAGGTCCTGTAAACTCTCCATTGTGTGCGTGCCCTGGGTATGCAGGGCCGCCCGCATGTCGGAAGGGGTGGTTCTTTAACTCATGGTTAGGAACAATAATTCCTGGCTGTTCAGGGACGAATAGCTCAGGGCCCTGCTCACCTACAACGTAAGGCATCTTTCCACCAACAGGTCCGCCTTCTGCTTTAAACATATTACCAAGCAAACCACCTAGCAGTGGGCCCGCAGCAAAGTTAACAGCTCCAGATAGGATACTGCCAAGACCGCTAGACCCCAGCGTAGTAGCGCCGCTTTTAATTGCGCTTAACCCAGAGAACAACCCAGTGAACCTATCAATTAAATTCATAAATCCAGTGAAGTAACTAACAACACGGTTTGCTGCTGTAAACGCGTCAGACATAGCGGGAGCCGCTTGTTGTAAGTTTCTAGTAGACTCAGTAATTCTTTGGCTTAAAGAACTGACTGCAGGTGTAGTAGCTCCGTATTTTTCTCCCAGTTTTTTAAGGTCTCTACCAGCAAACGCTACACCGCCGCTTCTGGCTTTAAGCATAAGTCCATCTTCTACTTGCTTACGAAGTAGTGGGTCGTTTCCAAAGTACTGGTCAAGCATAGATGCAAGAGCGTTACCAGGCTGTAGAGATATCTGAACATCTTGTACAGTGATGGGTTCGTTACCCATCTTTTCTCTCATTAACTTAGACCAAATTTCGTCAATAATTTGTGGCATAGGTTTCATAGAACCATCTTCACCACGAATACGAATACCAATACCGCGAAGCATATTAACGTTACGACCTTGTTGTACGGCGCCGTATGCTCGCATTGAGCCTTCAACACCAATACCAGGAGTGATGTTAGACATCTGTGCTGTGCCTAGCGCTACGCTTGCAAAGTTAGGCCCACCAATACCAAGCTGTCGTGCAGCTTCCATTGCTTGTACAGTGTCAAACTTACCTGTAGTTGTTCCACTACGCCCTAGTTGTTGGAGTAGCGCAGTTGCTCTTGCGTAGTCACTGTTAGGGTCTGGGTTACCTGGAATTAAATTAGAGAACGGTCTAATTCTGCCACCAGGTTGATAAGAAGCTTGCTGTTGGTAGAACACCATTCTTTGAGTAGCAAGTTCATATTCAACAGCTTCTTTTGCGGTAGGCATTGCAGCGATACCACCAACAGCACCACCCATTAAACCGCGTTGCATAGCAGGGGACATGCCCCCACCACCACCGCCCGCACCTGTAGGTGCGCCTGTGTAGTATGTAGGTAGAGGGCGGTATGGTTCTATACCAGGAGCATTAAACAGTCGGTTATGACCAGACTGTTCGTACATGTAACCCTGTGATGTGTCACCTAGGGTTGTTACATTAAATACTGGTACAGGAGCAACAAGATTGTTACCAGGCTGTCCGTAACCGCCGCCGCGGCCACTCATCTTTCCCATCGCTCCGCCGAGTAGGTTTGACCAACCTCCTGTGTCTTGCTTTAGGAGGTTCATCTCCTGTCGCAGTGAGGACAGGCCAGTTCTTAGGGATGAGATAAACGCGGCAGCGTTAGAGCTACCCATGTTAAGGTCTTCTCTTGCCATCACTATCCTCTAGGTTGATATCGTTGGGAACGTTCTAACCAGTTCTGTCTTTCACGAACTGATAAGGCGCGTATGTCTGCGAGTGTCCAACCAGTAAAAGCTCTTGTTAGAACTTCATACTGGTCAAGTAGCTCTTCGTAATCTGGTTCGCTATATACGAAACAAATCTAGCAAGCTAAGCGGTAGAGAAATATCTTCACCGCATGCCTTGCAAGCTTTCTTCACCTCCCCAAGGCGAGGGCCTGGGTTGCGTTTGATAATCTCGTCGATTACGCGGGTGCGGTCTGCCATACCAAGGGATAGTGCAGTACCAGCTCCAACAGATGGTTCACCGTTTATTGAAACAATACATCCAGATAGTAAGAGTGTATTAATCTCAGCTGATGTCTTGTCGTAGTTTTCCATCAGCCTTTTTTGTGTTATTCCGTTTGGAAGAGCCACAGTTACTGGACCTTGCTTAGTATCCATAACCCATACGCGGTCTCCCACTGGGTCTTTCAATCTAACAACAGGGACATCTTCTGTTAAGTCAATTGTTGTCTCATGCTCGTCTTGGCAAGAAAAACACTTAACCATTAGGTTAGATGTCTGTCCAAATGTAACTCTTCTAATACCTAGAAGGATTGCGTCACGGTCTCCCGATAGCAGCATATCTAGGTCATCGGCTGTGGCTTCCTTGTCTCCAAGCTTTACCAAGCCTCTGGCTAGTAGAACGTTAAGAGCTTTTCCTGAAGAGCCTGACTTAGCTACAGCTTCTTCATCTGCTCCTGTTAGTTCCCTAACCTCTGCCGAAGTGTGCAGTTCACCTTTAAGGTCAACAAAACCACCAGGCAGTTCTACCTCTGACTCAGAAGGCGCCCGCGTCTTAATCTTAGGCGCGGGCTCCTCTGAAATCTTTTCAGCGAACTGTTGTAGTAATTGTGCATCGGTAATAATATCTGACATTTTATACTCCTATTAGTCGGTTTAAAGCTTTCCAGTATCCTTACGCTTGTAATCATCACCAGTAAAGAATACTGATAGACCCTCGTGAACTAGTGACATTGACTCATAAAGAATCGCTCCGTCAGCAGCATTTAGGTCTGTATAGTTTAGCGTAGTAATCCAAGCGTTATGAATCTTGAATCCCATACGTGGTGTGTTGTCATTTGCAGTTGTGGTCGCTGCGTTTGTAGCAGTGTTTGGGTGGTCCATAACATAGACAGTGATGTCTACGCGGAAGTTCTTATCCACTCCAGCCTGACGCATTGCAATACCTTCACCTGAAGATGTAGCAAATAGTCCACGCATCCAAGTAATAGCTTGGTCGTTTCCGTAAAGGACACCACGTTGCATAGTAATTGGGCTGAAAGTAGTCATACCTGGCACCTGGTGAACAGTGGTGTTATAGCCACCTTCACGGTATTGGATGGACTGTGTGTTAATGCTTAGACCAGAGATTTGTGAGAAACCACCAATCCAGCTAGTAGAAACACCAGAGGTTGCTGGTTCTGTGCTTGAGCCAGTTAGGATTTTATCAGTGAACGGTGCGCCACCTGCTGCGGGTGTAAACTGTGCATAAAATCGGAACGAGCGTAGCGGGTCAGTCGATAGCTTCGAGAAGCGATTGATGATACTTGAGGGGGTTGTCATTTACTTGGCTCTCCTTTACGCAACAGTAACGGTGGTTCCACCGTCAAACTGGCCAATTTTGATAATTACGAATTCGGCTGGACGCTGTAGTGCAACGCCAACTTCAATGTTTACTTGGCCTTGGTCGATTAGGTACTGAGGGTTGTTCTCAGCATCAACCTTGACAAAGAATGCCTGGCTAGGAGTAGTGCCGCGTAGGCCTCCCTGTGACCAGAACTGTGTGAGGAATGAAGACACTGTTGCGTCTAGACGACGCCACAATCCTTCGTTGTTTGGCTCAAAGATAGCAAACTGAGTAAGGTCTGTAAGAGACTTACGTAAGTAAATAAGTGAACGACGTACTGGTACGTACTTATCAATGTAGCCTGCCTTAAGAGTTCTTGCTCCCATTACTACATAGCCTGAACCTGGAATAAAGCGAATAGCATTTACAGGCTTGGCAGCTGTGTTAAGGGAGTCAAGGTTTGCATTTGTAAGCTGACGTGTTGATACAACACCTGCAAGACGAGCCTGCAAACCAGCAGGTGCCTTGTAAACTCCACGAGAGTTATCAGTGGTAGAGATAAGACCTGCTATAGCAGCTCCAGCACCCACAGTTAAAGTTCTACCAGTGGTAGCACCAGGGGCTAGGGTTGGGTCTGTAATAACAAGAGGTGGGTAGTAGACAGCAGCTAAAGAGCTTGTTGTGTATTGGTTTGAAAGAGTTAGCTGGTCTGCTGGGGTGTTGTCAATTCCATCAACAACTACAAACACATCATCGCGACTTTCAGCGTAGCTGATTGCAGCATTGACAACGTTTACAGCTGTCTGACCTGGCAAGTTAAGAACCAAAGACTGAAGAACTGTATCAAACGCTGCAAGTCCTGCTGAGTATTCAGTAACTGAAACAGCGTTTCCAACTGTTCCACCAGCAAGTGGCTGGTTAACAACAACAGCTGGGTTTCTTGTGGTTCCAGTGTTTGAAGAGTTTAGGTCTGTCAAAGTTACGTAGTTAGATACCACGTTAACATTTGTTGGTGCGTAGCGT